GTTGCACCTGCTGAACCCATTGGGTCTAGGTTTCTCGGGTTCTATGAAAAAATAAAAAATTTTGTCTGGTACCTACGCTGCCGTGACCCTTGGGCCGTCGGCCCTACCCCCTCCCCCTCGGCGTCCGCGACACCCAGCACCCCAATGGGTCACGCTATCCATGCACCAGTGTGCCCAATGGGTCACGCTAAACCCGTGCACCCAGCGGGTGAAATGAGCCCAGCGGGTCACGGTTAACGGGTCATTTTGAAGCAAACCCAGCGGGTAACCATGAGCCCATTGGGTCATTGCCCATTGGGTCATTACACGCAAAACCCGGTGAAAAAGGGGGCGAGTGTGTCATTTGTGACATCGCGCAGGCGAGGGGGCAAAAATACACTTTTTCAATTTGCACATTTTTTAAGCAAACCCTAGAACCCCTTACCCCTCTGTAAGTCACAATTGACGCAGTGAAATGAGGAACACCCAGCGGGTTAGGGAAAGCACCTAGAAACTTTTTTTGTTGATGTATTGACCCAGCGGGTGCATTGTGTGTTATACTAAATGCACTGCACAAAATCGTGCAGCGTAACCCGTAACCCGTAAAGGTAACCGCAATGAAAACTGAAATTCTGATTTACGGCTTGGCCCAAGGCGAAACCCGCGATTACATGGAAGATTTACTCGCTTGCTTTCCAGTGACAGACAAAGCCGCGCAAAACGTGGAAGCGGTCAAAGCCGCCGCAAGCGCCGCCGGGTTCCACTCTTTCCGCATTACCGGCTTTGTGCCCGGTTCCGTTCCTAACTTTGCCAAGGCGGTGAACGTATGAAATACCTCATCATCGAAAAGGCCAATCCCTTGGCCGTTCACTGTATCTGTGACACCCGCGAACGCGCACAACATTGGATTGACGTTAACGCGCCGGAATACGCCCGTAAAGGCTATTTCATGGATAAGACACTGACCGCCGATAGTTTCACAATCAAGGAACAAGCATGAAAGCCAAGTATTTAATTCAGATTCAAACCAACAACGCCTACATGGGCGCTACTGGTTGGTTCACCGTTCACGGGGCGATGACGCGCCCCGCCGCCGATTCGTTAGCCGCCGATTTCAACGCCGCCCGATCGGTCACTGACACCCGCGCCGTGCGCGTTATATCCGCCGTCAATTTCACCAACGAAAACCGCGCAGTTAACCGCGCAGCAATGAAAGCCCAAGCATGAACAAGCACCAACTGACCTACATCGACTTACACCCCGCACCAATCAAGACACGCTACACGCTGTCCGACTATCTTGGCGCGGTGTTCTTCGCCTTGTGCATCGGCGGCCCCTTCGCTGCTTTCTTCATCATCTACGGAGCCTAAACCATGAAAACCACAATTTCTTTTTACGATTTCCGCCGCGAATTTGAACAATGCCGCCCGGATAATTTTTCCCCCGAGGGCTTGGCCGTTTTGTTTGCTTACTTTGAAGAACTCGAAGAAGGCATGGGCGAAGAACTCGAATTCGATGTCATCGCCATTTGCTGCGACTATTCCGAAGACACCGTTGAAGGTATCGCCCGGAACTACTCCATCGACATGAACGATGCAGACCCTGAAGCGGACGATTATGAGGAACAATGCCGCCAGATCGTTTTCGACTATCTGAGCGATCACACAAGTGTTGCCGGTGACACTGCCGACGGTTTCGTTTACGCCAACTTTTAAGGAATAAAACCATGATTGCCATTCACACAAAATACATTGGCCCCACAAACACACGGGGAAGCCGGGTTAAGGCTTACACCGCAGCATGGGGCGATCGAAAAGGCTTTGAGGTCACTATCCCCTACCCCCACGAATTGAGCGGTGAACAAGTGCACTTTGCAGCCGTTAAAGCCTTAGTCGCAAAACACAATTTAGATTGGAATCTAGAGGGTATGCGTTACGGTGACAGCGCGGACGGGCGCGGCTTTTCCTTTTGCTTTGACCATTCAAAGGTGACAGCATGATGGACTTACTCAAACTGCAATCCAGCGAAGCCGAGCGCATCGCATACACCGAGGGCTTCCCAATGGCCGCTGAACTGTTTGCCCGGATAGCCGACCTTGAGGCAGAACGGGACGCACTGATCGGCCAACTTGAAGAAATCCCAAGTGAAGAAGAACGCAACAAAGACGCGCACGACTTGGAACACCTTAAAGAATTCTTTTATGGGTGTTTCAATCGACTGGCGGGTGATTACCCAGTGCCCTCATGGTCGAACGACTACGACAAGTCGGTGATCTTTGAAGCAATTGAGAAGGGGGCAGACAAGTGACTTGGCCATTTCCCCCACCCACTGGCCCCATACCGTGGACACCTGAGCAGGTCAAACGCTATGCACGGGAACAACGCGAAGCGCTACCCCCTGCCCCTCTACTGGGGGTGACCGCATGAGCGCCCTAATCATTACGGCCATTGTGGCCGTTATCTTGGCAGCGTGGGACTGTTAACCCCCTCGCACCACCCACCCAGCCCCTGAATCAGCGTTCAGGGGCATTTTTTGACCCTTACCTTAGGTAACCCCTATGACAAACAAAAACCCCCCTCAAAACCCCGATTTCGTGGCAGCACTCGCCGCGCTAATCAATCGCCACCAGTTGACCGAAGCCCAAGCCGCTTCCCTGTTGGGTGTTCCCGTGTTCACTTTGCGGAAATGGCGCACGGGAACCCGCGCACCCAACGCCGCAGCCGTTCGCCTGCTCGAGGTGCTTGACCTGCTGGCCGTGCTCGCCCCTGCCCTGCTCGATGGGCTGATCCCTGCGCCAGCCGCACCAACTCCCAAGAAACGCAAACCCTCTGGGGCAAAAAAGCCCTTATAAGGCATCCGAAACTTTTTCGAAATCGAAGGAAATTTAAAATGAATCACACCGAATCGGAATACATCAACGAAGGCGCCCGATACGAACGCGCCACCAGCACCGAGAGCGCCCGGGCCATCGCCTACAAGCTCAGGGCCATGCTGTCCAGTGAGCGGCCCGAAGACCAGAGTTATGCCCGTGAACTGATCGAAAAGGGACGCAAAGAGGCACGGGGATGAAAAAGGGGCCATCGGCCCCTTAATCAATCCAACAACTCGGCCCCGTACACTCGGGGCTTTTCTTTTTTGGATAGCCGATAAATCTCGTCAAGCTGGCGCTGTTTTGCGTCAATAACGGATTTCCGATGGTCTTTGAACTCGACGGCCAGTGCAGGGTTTATGGCCCACTGGGCGTGGTGTTGGTTCTCTTTCGACCCGTCATCCATCCGCATGACCCATCGGCCCTGCTCGAGCGGGTACATCGCCCCATAGATCATCTGGTCTTGCTGCCACACATTCACCTTCTCGATCTGGCGGCGTGCTGATCGCTTGATCTCGGCCATCGTAATGGTGGACTCGTCAGCGTGTTGGATAATGTAGTCGCGCAACCATGTGTCGAAGTTGGACGCACCGGACAACTCGGACAGGGCGTAGCGGTAAGCCGGGATGACATAGGACTTGACCATTTCGATCACCCGCTGGGCTATGTCTGCGGACACTGTAAGGCTAAAGGGCGCTTCAATCAGGTGGAACATGAGCATCAATCGCCCGGTCAACCCCTCAACCTTACCGAAGGCGGTCATAAAGGTGTCGTCCGACTGAAGCAGCCGCTCGTCATTGCGCTTCGCGTCATACCAGTCTTGGAACTCTTGGAACAGGGCTTTAGCCTCGGGGGACAACTGATAGGTCATCGCAGGCAGTGCGAACACGATCCGAAGGGTCTGCTCCCACTGTTCCTTGTTCAACAGGTAGTCGGGGATTTCCACAGGTTTGCGAGTCAGGTCACCGTTCAGGATACAGGGAACAAACCGCTGCACCAAACCGTCAGCAGAAAGATTGTGCAGATTCTCACGGAACACTCGGGGTTGGATGTTGCCGTAAATTGACACTGCCAAGTTTTCAGCGTAAATCGACCCGCTACCCACGCGATCCATCTCGTACGGGGACGACTCATAGGCTTTGACCCATGCCGAACGATCCTCGCCACTGGCCTTGTCGGTGAGCTTTCGCACCCAGCTATTCATCTCGTCCAAGGCGCACAGCAGCCCACGGGGGCGATCCGCTGCCAAGCGCACCAGCTTCTGACTGGTCACATCGTCCACGGTGATCCGAAGGGGGACGGGCTGCGGGGGCAGGTCATACACCTGCGGCGCCTGATCGCCCGAGAGCATCGCCTCGGGGCTTGCTGAGAACTCAAGGAAAGCCTTTTTGCTGGACGCATACATGGCTTCCTGACCCTCCCACTCCAGCAGTGCTTTGCCGTGGCGTGGGCGATCCTCATGCTCAAGGTGCTTGAGCGGGGCCAGCATGGGCGCACTGCCCGGTGTCTTCTTGTCGGCTGGAGCGCCGATGGTCATCAGCCACAGCACCGGGGGAACTTTGAAGTCTTTGATAAGCTCAAGGCGGGTACGAGCATCGACCACCCCACAGACAGCGGCCAAGCCTGCGAACAGGGGCACAAGGGGATCACAGCCCACGGTCTGACCGACCTCCTCGGCACGGCGAGCAATGACAGCAGGCCACAAAGATACATCCATCATCGGTGGCCGTGGCCGCAGGTCAACGATGACCGACTTTGGGTCGGCGGGAGCCTCCACAGCGGAGAACATACTGCTGATGTCGGGCATGGGCCGAGTCCATCCGTATTGTTTGGCAATGTGGAACAAGCTGCCCAGCTTGACAGCCGTGGCCTTGTCGTTCTTGAAGCTGGCCCACTGGGTGGCGATCTCCCGCTCACCGGGGTACTTGGCCGAGGGGATTGACCAGTCGTTCCACAGGGTCAAAGCCGACTCAAGCTGATCGGTTTGCTCACCTGCCCACTTAAGCGCCATGCCCACGGTGACCCACTCCTCTCGGGAGCAGTTGGGGCTGATAGTCTCAAGGGCTGATCGAATGTCAGTCCATGACGCATCGACCGCATCGCCTGTGCCGATGCTGCGGGTGTTGTCTTCAGACAGCATCAACTGCCACAAGTCGAGCAGGGGCTGGGGCAGAGGGGGAAGGCGTGTCCAGTGGCCCTTACCTGCCCAGCGGTAGGGCTGGAGCGTGGCCGGGTGGATGCTTGGGGGCATAACATCTTGCACCGTGAGGCCGTTGGCCGTGGCGCAGCGTAGCTCGTATGCAGTCACCCCGTTGATGGTGATCTTCTTGGACGGCAGCGCCAGCCCGAAGGGCATCTGGTACAACAATTTGCCGTGACCAGCCCTGCCCGAGTCCACGATGACAGCATCGTTAGCATCATACAACGCCTGAAGGTCGATGCCGTGGGCACTGAGAGCAGCGGTGGTTGTGTCCCACTCGTCAATGTCCAAGGCCATCGTGCCAGAGTAGGCATGGGCCAAGCCGATGCCGTAGCCACTGGGCAGGTCAGCTTGCGACTTGAGGGCGTTGGCCTTGACGTTCCAGCCGGGTGTGCTTGCACTGTGGGGATTGCTGTCATAAAATGTGTCCGCTGGTGAATGCAGTTGCCAGTGTGTCTTTCATGTATTTTTCTCCTTTTCAAGCCCCGGTCTAACCACCGGGGCTTTTTTATTTCAAAATATTTTTCAAAACCGTTGCACAATCGTATCACAGTCTGCTACACTTGCGTCAACGGTCAAGGAAATTATTTATGACACACCCACCAAAATCAGCGTTCATGACTGTCCGAGTGACAGACAAGACGCGCACCAAGTTTCATGAGAAAGCACGAAAGATCGGAACCCCGAGCGAAGTGCATCGTGAAATCGTCGAGGCGTTCGTTGAAGACCGCCTCACAATTCAACCCCCTGTAACCCGTAATCTGGAGAAACTTTATGTCACTGGAAAATAAAATCGAAGCCCTCACTGCTGCTGTGGTCGCCCTGACTGCCAAGCTGGAGTCGAGCAATGTAGCAGCACCTGCACCTGTTGCACCAGCACCCGCCCCTGTGGTACAAGCTGCCCCGGTGGTGACCGCCCCTTTGGCCCAACCTGCTCCTGTGGCAGCACCTGCTATGCCTGCACCCCCCACATTCGTGGCTCCTGCACCTGTGACTGCCCCTGCCCCACAGGCTACGGGTGGAGCACCGTTTACTGATGGCAAAGGTCTGATTGACTATGTGATGGCCTCGTACAAGGCACTTGGCGCTGCCAAGGGCGCACAGATTCAAGGTGTACTGGTGGGTCTGGGTTACCAGAACATCAACGATGTGAAGCCCGAGCACTACGGTCAGTTGTTCGCTGGTGTGGAAGCACTCAAGTGAGCACCCACGCCCAACTGTCCCCCTCGAAGCGCAACCGTTGGGCCTTGTGCCCCGGTAGCATTCGAGAGGAGGCCAAGTATCCCGAGCAAGACAGCGGCCCCGCTGCCAAGGACGGGACACACTCACACACGCTGCTTGAGCGTTGCATTGGTTCATCTGAATTAGCTGCTGCTTATATCGGTGCGTCACTGACTGATCACGATGGCTCGTTCATCGTTGACGCTGACCGTGCGGCCCGTGTGCAGACTGCGCTGGACTACATTGCCAAGCGCGTGGCCGAGGAGTCCACACCGTTCCTGATCCCCAAAGTGATCAGCGAAACTCGTGTTGACCCCGCGCACCTGCTCGGTCGTGACGACTTGTCAGGCACTGTGGACGTGCAGATTCAAGGGTACGAAACTCTTGAGTTGATCGACTACAAGGACGGCATGGGAATTGTTAGCGCCGAAGGCAACTTGCAGCTTGAACAGTATGCCTATGGTGTATTGGCTGGCTACAAGTTGCCCGTTAACGGTGACTACCCGTTCAAGACTGTTCGCATGACGATCATTCAGCCTAAGCTCGCCCTGCGTGGCATGGCACCCATCACATCGCATGATGTGTCGGTACATGACCTGCTGGCAAACATGGGTACAATCATCTCGCAAGCTGCTGCAACTGACAAACCAGATGCACCGCTCGTACCGGGTGAAAGTCAATGTAAATTCTGCCGTGCAAAGGGTTCATGCTCTGCGCTGGCAAGTAACGTAATGAAAGAGGTAGGAATCATGTTCCAGCCAGTTGTAACGCAAACACTCGATGTCGCACAGCAAAGTGCCGATAAAGACCCGTCCACGATGGACGATGCCCAGATCGCTCAGATCATGGAAGCTGCTCCCCTGATGCGCCAGTTGCTCGAAGGTGTTGAAGCCGAAGCACTGCGCCGCCTGCAAGCTGGTCAGACCATCCCCGGCATCAAGCTGGTCAATGGTCGTGGCTCTCGTGCATGGGCGCTGCCCGAAACCGAGATGGCCGACAAGCTCGTGAAGATGGGCATCCCCAAGACCGCGATCTATGAAACCAAACTCGTGTCTCCCGCCAAGGCTGAGAAGCTGACATGGGAGAAGAAGGACGGCACCAAGGTCACCCTGACTGATCGCCAACTCAAGCGCATGGAGCAAGAGTATGTGGTCAAGATGGCTGGCAAGGTCACCGTCGCCCCTGAATCTGACAGCCGCCCCGCTGTCATCACCAACGCTGCGCCGCTGTTTAGCGCAGTTCAGGCAGCACCCGCTGCCGAATCCCTGCCCTCGTGGCTTTCGTAAATCAATGGAGTAATCGTTATGTCCGACATCATTTTTCTGTCCAATGTCCGTTTGTCTTTCCCCCACCTCGCAGAACCCCAGAAGCAGGTGAACGAGGCCACTGGTGCCACTCGCATCAGCTACAACGCTGAGTTCATCATGCCGCAAGACCATGCAGGCTTTCAGCAGTTCATGCAGCGCTACGGTGCGATGGCACTGGAGAAGTGGAAAGAGCACGCCCAGACTGTCATGGGTATGATCCAAAACGACCGCAAGACCCGCTGCTACGGCGTGGGCAGTGAGAAGGTCAACAAAAAGACCTTCAAGCCCTACGATGGTTACGCTGATGCTGGCGCTGTGTTCATCACTGCTGGCCGCGACAGCGCCCCTCAGATGATCCAAGCCGATGGCTCACCCATCGACCCGGCTAACTCGATGGCCTACCAGCAGTTGGCTCGCAAAATGTACGGCGGTTGCCGAGTCAACGCTGCCGTCAAGCCTTGGTTGCAAGACAACAAGCATGGCCGTGGCATCCGCTGCGACTTGATCGCTGTTCAGTTTGCCGGTGATGACACACCCTTCGGCGAAGGTGCTACCGATGCGTCTGGTTTGTTTGGCGCTGTGTCCAACCCAGCACAGGCTCAAGCTGCCCCCGGTGGTGGTTTTGGTATGCCTGCCGCACCGTTCGCACAACCCGGCCTGCCCTCCTTCTTGGGCGGTCAGTAACTGAATCGGGGCTGAAAGCGGTGATAGACGGGATCACTTGAGCCGTTAGTAAGCCCCACCTTTTGAGTAATGTGTAATGAGTAACGACTATGTCTACGATGTGGAAACCTACCCCAACGTTTTCACGCTGGCGGTGGAGCATGCAGAAGCGCCGCTACGCTGGTCTTTTGAAATCAGCAGCCAGCGTAACGACTCCAAAGAGATCATTGAGTTTCTACGCTATCTCTCGGATACGAAAGCCCGAATGGTCGGGTACAACAACTTGGGGTTCGACTACCCCGTCGTGCATACGCTGATGCAAATGGGCCACAGCGATGCCCAGACCCTGTACAACAAAGCAATGGCAATCATCACCGCACAAGATGGTGACGAAAGCCGCTGGATGCACCAAGTTAAACCAACAGACCGGCTTGTCGAGCAGATCGACCTGTTCAAGATTCACCATTTCGACAACAAGGCTCGGGCCACCAGTCTCAAGGTGCTGGAGTTCAACATGCGCTCCGACAGCATCGAGGACTTGCCGTTCCCCGTGGGCACCATGCTTAACGCCGAGCAGATCGAAGTGCTCAAGCAGTACAACGCGCACGATGTGGCGCAGACCAAGGTGTTTTACCAACACACCACCGACATGATCGCGTTCCGCGAGAAGATGTGCGCCATGTACCCCGGCAAGGACTGGCTCAACTTCAACGACACCAAAATCGGCAAAGAGTTCTTCGCACTCAAGCTCGAAGAAGCCGGTGTCGCCCTGTACGACTTTGGCCCCAAGGGGCGCACACCACGGCAGACCAAGCGCCCGGTGATCCAGTTGAAGGACGCCATCTTGCCGTGGATCGCGTTTGAGAATGCCGAGTTGACCCGAGTGCTCAACTGGCTCAAAGACCAAACGATCACTGAAACCAAGGGCGTGTTTGAGGACGTTATCGCCCGAGTCAACGGGTTTGATTTTGTCTTTGGTCTTGGTGGTATCCACGGCTCGGTGGAGTCTGAGGTAATCGAGTCCGATGACGAGTTTGTCATCGTTGACCTTGACGTTGCCTCGTACTACCCGAACCTAGCGATTGCCAATGGCTTTTACCCTGCTCACTTGGGCCAGTCGTTTTGCCACATCTACAAGAACCTGTACGAGCAGCGCAAGTCGTACCCCAAGAAGTCCGCTGAGAGCGCCATGCTAAAGCTCGCGCTCAACGGTGTCTATGGTGACAGCAACAACCAGTTCTCTGTGTTCTACGACCCGCTGTACACCATGACCATCACGCTCAACGGTCAACTGCTGCTGTGCGTGTTGGCCGAGGGGTTGATGCACATCGACGGCCTCAAGCTGATCCAAGTGAACACCGATGGCCTGACGGTGCGAGTGCCACGGGCCAACAAGTGGCTGGTGGACACGGCTCGGGCAGCATGGGAGTCGCGCACCAAGCTCACTCTTGAGGAGGCGGTTTACAAGTCCATGATGATCCGCGATGTGAACAACTACATCGCTGTGTTTGAGAACGGTAACACCAAGCGCAAGGGTGCGTATGAGTACGACATGGACTGGAGCCAAAACCACGGTGGCTTGGTGATTGCCAAGGTGGCTGAAAAGGTGCTGGTTGAGGGTGCGCCTATCCGCGAGACTATTGAGAACTGGCCCGACATCATGGACTTCATGCTGCGTACCAAGGTGCCCCGGTCAAGTCGTTTGGCAATCGAGCGTGACGGGGTGACCACAGCGTTGCAAAACATCACGCGCTACTACATCGCCAAGGGTGGTGGACACCTGTTCAAGTGGATGCCACCGCTTGCCAAAAAGCCAAACGAGTGGCGCAAGATTGGTGTGGAGTCTGGGTGGGGTGTTCAGCCCTGCAACGACATTCGGGATGCTGGCAAGCTGCCAGTGGATTTTGACTACTACGTAAGAGAAGTGGAGAAACTATGTCTGAGCTTAAAGTGACACTTGAGGAAGAAGAAGCGTTTGACGCACTGGCTAAACAAGTTGCCGGTAACCACTACAAGGACTTGCCGATCCAACCAGTCGAGTTCATTTACGCCAACGCGATTGGCTACTTTGAGGGCAACGTGATCAAGTACGTTTCCCGCTGGCGCAAGAAAAACGGCATCGCTGATCTTGAGAAAGCCAAGCACTACATCGAGCTGCTGATCGAATTGGAGAACCGCAATGCTGGAAAAGGAAATTGAAGCCAGAGTCTGCGAGTACGCCAAATCAAAGGGTGTGCTTGCTTACAAGTTCACCAGCCCCGCACGGGCTGCTGTGCCTGATCGTATGTTCATCCGACAAGATGGAGTTGTGTGGTTCTGTGAATTTAAAGCTGAAGGAAAGAAACCAACACCTGCTCAAGAAAGGGAACACACCCGGCTCCGAGAACACAAAGTAAATGTATTTGTAATTGATAACGTAACTGAGGGTAAATTGATGATTGATGTAATGGTGATGGGATGCTGACACCTGACCTGCTCCACGGCTACCAGCAAAAGGCTGTCAACTTCCAATGCACCCACCCACACTCAATGCTGTGGCTGGACATGGGACTGGGCAAGACCGTGATCACGCTGACCAGCTTGGCTCATCTGATCCGCACCCAGTTTCTCAAGGGTGTAATCATCGTGGCCCCCATCAGGGTCATCCGACTTGTGTGGCGCCAAGAGGCTGCGAAGTGGGAGCACACCAAGCACCTAAAGTTCAGCATGATCACGGGCACCAAGGACCAGCGCACCCGCGCCTTACTGCGCCCTGCTGATGTCTACATGATCAATTATGAAAACCTCGGCTGGCTTTCTGAGACATTGCAGACCTACTTTGTCAAGAAAAACCGCCCGATGCCGTTTAACGGAATCATCTGGGACGAGATCAGCAAGATGAAGAACAGCGCCACGAACCGGGTCAAGGCGTTTCGCAAGATCGCTGACAAGTTCGACTGGGCAACAGGCTTGACAGGCACCCCGGCCAGCAACGGGTACAAAGACCTGCATGGTCAGTTCCTCGTAGTGGACCGTGGTGAGCGTCTGGGCACCAGCAAGACTCAGTTCAAGACCCGGTTCTACCGCAAGGTGGGGCCGTACAAAGAGTTGCCGTATGACGACACCGAGGACATCATCAAGAAGCTGATTGGTGACATCACGTTAGAAATGTCAGCAGAAGACTACAACCCACTGCCCGATCTGATGGTCAACGACATCGAGATCGAGATGCCCGATGATCTGCGGACACGGTACGAGAAGATGGAGCGCGAGTTCTTCTTGGTGCTGGACAGCGGCAAAGAGGTCGAGGCGTTCAACCAAGCGTCACTGACCAACAAGTGCCTTCAGTTCTCCAACGGCGCCATGTACCCAGTGGCCGGGATGCCGCTGTGGGAACCCGTGCATGACCTGAAGCTCGATGCCCTTGAGGACATTCTCGACGAAGCCCAAGGCTCGCCTGTGCTGTGCGCCTACGCCTACAGGTCTGACGCTGCACGAATCATGAAAAAGTTTGAGCATCTTGACCCGATCAACCTGACCGAATGCAAGAGCGAGACATCTCTGACCAATGCGATGCACAGGTGGAAGACGGGTGACTGCGCCCTGATGATCGGTCACCCGGCGTCAATGGGTCACGGTATTGACGGCCTTCAGAAGAACGGCCACATCCTCGTGTGGTATGGCCTCAACTGGTCACTCGACTTGTACGAGCAGTTCAACGCCCGTGTGCGCCGTCAGGGTCAAGGGGTGCCGGTGATCTGTCACCGCATCATGTGCCAAGCCACACTTGACCAAGCGCAGGCGCTGGCACTCGACGACAAGGCCACCACGCAGGCCGGGTTACGCAACGCCATAAAAGAATACCGCATGTCCAAAAATGTGTGATACACTTGTGTCACATCAACCAACGGAGTAACTGTAATGTTTGAACAACTGAAAAAACTGTGGCTAATGCCAACCGCCGAGGCACTGGCGATGCGTGAGCTAGAAGACGCAAAGCGCAAGCTGCTGCAAGCCCAGACAGCCCGTGAATATGCCGACTCCATGTGCAAGTACCGCGAGGCGCAGATCAAGCGCCTGACGGCCTATCTGCACAACGCTACGGAGGTGCAGTCATGAATGGATACAAATTACGAACTACGCACGAACAAGACCCTGATTGGAAATGCTACTTGTTTGGTAACAAGCCGGGAGGCCAAGGCATTGTTTACACCCCAGCAAAGGGCCAAGTGCCCAACTGGGTTGTTCGTTGGATGATGAAGGTGTGCCTTGGTTGCACATGGGTAAAGGAGAAGAACAATGACTAAAGACGAAGCATTGGACTTGGCGCTGGAGGCGTTGAGAAAAGCACGGCGAAAAATTCTGACGACAGAAGAATGTCATGCCACCATCACCGCCATCAAGCAAGCCCGTGCCCTCGACAAGAAGGCAGAGAACGCCAGAGAGTTGGGGCTGGACTATGAGCCTGTGGCGTGGATGGACTCAACAGAAAACAGGGCAGATGAGGCTTTTAGATTTGCGCAGACTGAAGATCACACGGTACCCCTCTACACCACCCCGCCCGCAGGAGAAAACACATGAACATCGTTGTATATACAAAGCACGGATGCCCGAACTGCGTGACGGCCAAGAACCTGTTGGCAAGCAAAGGGCTGGGGTACATCGAGATGCACGACCAGACGGACGAGTTTGAGTTTGAGAAGATGCTCAAAGCCCACCCTGAAGTGCGGCAGATGCCACAGATTTTTATCGAAGGCCAGCGTGTCGGCGGCTTGGCTGGACTGCAAGCGGCATTAAAGGAGCTGGGGTTATGACCAGAGAAGACATTATCCGCATGGCGCGTGAACAAGGGCTGCCAGAGACTGAAGTTGAAGGTGTGTTCATGGTTAACACAGACGACCTTGGACGTTTTGCCGCAGCAGAGCGTGAGGCGTGTGCGAAGGTGCTTGACGAGATGGCGGATTACATGGAAAGTGAAATGGAGCCAAGCGAGAGTGTTGCTTGGGTTCGTAGCAAAGCCGCCGCCATCCGAGCAAGGGGACAAGCATGACCAGCGAAGACGGTTATTACTGCGTAGTATGCGGCAGGTTTTTGCCAGCAGACGAGTACGGTGTCATTGTGCATGATGACATTGAACACCCACAAGAGATGGATTTTGCAGACGAGGAGAAACCACAATGAGCAGATTTAGAGCCAAGGTAACAGAGGTGTCCATCTACATGGATGACGACCTATTTATTACGACAGTATCAGCACCAGACAAAGGTTTGGGCGCTACACATGACGAAGCGCAGATAAATGACTTGCACATGAGCCTGTTCAGTGCTGAGGAGTGGGACGAGGTTAGCAAGCTGATCGCTCAAGCCGTGGCGACAGTTACCGAGAAGAACGAAGGACAAGCATGAGCGAGTGCAAACACCGCTGGGAACCTGTCGAAGGGCAACCCATCTACAAATGTGTTAAGTGCGGCGGTTTTATGAGGATTATCAAATGACACCTGTGCGCCAGAAAAGAATCCGCACACTGCTACGCACAAGGCCGAACGGCATGTCTCCATTGGAGATTGCCGAGGTGCTTGAGATGCACCCTGCCAATGTCAGGACAGCTTTGAGAGCCATGCCCGATGTGTATGTTGACCGCTGGCGCATGGGTGGGCGGGGTCAGTACGAGAAAGTGTGGGTCGCAGTGCCTGTGCCAGAGGACTGCCCTCATCCCAAAGACCGCACCAAGTGGGGTGCACATCATAAGAAACCAAAGACACAGTGGGTCATCGTTGCATGAGAACAAACACAACACACTCGGTGCGCTCACTGCTAAGAGCCAACCCCGATGGCATGGATGTCGGCACCATTGCCAATAATCTTTACCGTGAAGCGCACAACGTGCGCCGCATCCTCAAGACCATGCCCGACGCATACATCGACAGGTGGACACATTTCGGTGGGAAGGGTATGCCCAGCGCCATCTGGTGCGTTGTCGTGCCACCAGAGAACTGCCCTCGACCAGACGCAAAGAGAAGAAAATGACAGAACGAAACCAAGTCGCCAAAATCGGGCAGCGTATGAAATCCGCTGACCCCTTGCCGCCTAGCATCTGGCGCCATCAACTCAGACGACTGGCGTACTGGATGCTGATGGCGTTCTTGGGGATGCTGTGGATGGCGTTCTTAGCTGCCTGCGCGGTTTACACCAATTAACTCAGGAACAGCACTCGTTCAGCTTCACGGCGCTTGACGAGTCCCGGCAGCACTTTACCGCCACCCTTGGTCCAAGCCATGAACGCCTCGGCAGCACCTTCCCAGTCACCCCGATTGGCCTTCATGCGGATGGTCGAGCGTTGCAGGTTGCCTAGTCCAAAGTTAAATGAGATTGAGACAAGAGCGTCAAAAGCGCCTTGCTTGCCAACAACGCCGGGAACAAGTCGTAGAACACCACGTTCAAAATCCCCGACGTCAGTTGCGAATAGCGTATTGATTTCTTCTTTTGTCCAGACACGGTTGTCCTCCGGTTTTAAGGGGTACTCCTTGCGGATCATGGGAATGTCGGCTTTGGTCTTGCCGGGTGGTC